ACAATAATCACACTGTTGTTGGTATTGTTGACGAGTTTACTTTTGAGTTTATCTTTACAACATCTCCTGCATTTGGTATTAGCGGATTTGAGTTTTTTATTGCTAGAGAATTTACTTTTGGTAAGTCTGATGATAATTCTATAAACATAGCAATATCTGGAACTACAGGTGACGTTCAGAACACATATAAGTCATCTACTGATGCAATCATTGCTAGTACAGGTATACCAACGCATAAGATAGGACCTTTTGCTACAGACGACATAGATCCTGGCAATCAAAGGTATTTGAAGCGTATTCCTCTTACACCAAGTATTAAATCGCAGAAAACTGATACTCCCATAGGTCAAGTTGGTATTGGATCAAATGGTGTCCCAATATTCTCATATAAGTCTAATAATAAGAAAAAGTTTGGTGGTATCAGAAGTATCGAGAGAATAAATGGTGGATCAGGATATGACATAACAAACCCACCAACTGTAGAATTTGAACCTCAGTATAAATTGGATACTCCATATGGATCTGGATTACGTGTTACATGGAACGGAAATAGATACAGATCAACAAATGCGGGTGTATCTTCCGTATCTGTATATCCAACACACACCATAGGAGTGCAAACTGTAGGAACTGTTGCTTGGGAATATGAAGGATTGAGTGCATCTGCAGAGGTTAATCTAACTGGTTCTGTAACTGCAATCAACGTAACTAACGGAGGAAGCGGATATACTACAGAACCAATCGTTTCTATTGAGGGTGGTGGAGCAACTAGCGGAAATCAGGCGTTTGCCTCCGCACAAATTACGGAAGGTTCCGTAACTGGTATTACCATTGTGAATGGTGGTGCGGGATATACAAACGTTCCTACTATATCAATTACTGGTGGAAACGGAACTGGTGCAACTGCTGTAGCAGTTTGCAGAGGTCCTGTAGAAAGCATTGCCATAACAAACGTAGGATCACAGTATACATACGAACCTACTATCAATTTGGTTAGTGGTAGCGGTGCTGTTGCGTATCCATCAATACTTAACGGAAAGATAGAAAGTATTATTGTTACATTTGGAGGTAGTGGTTACGCAGGTCCTCCTGACGTTGTTATTACAGGTGACGGAGTTGGTGCTACTGCGTTTGCTACAGTAGATACAAACACTGGTATAGTAACTGGCATCACGGTATCAAGTAAAGGTATTGGATATACATCTGGTGCAACAAGAGTTGATATTGTTTATCCTGGTTCAGGTGCACAGTTCCAAACTAGACTTACAGAACTATCAGTAAACAGAGCAGCAACTGGAGAAGAATTAGGTAGTAATACATTTGTATCACCTAAAACTACGGATGTAAATGGTGGTGCATCATTTAGAGGTGAGAACTTCTTAATCTATGGTGGAGAGTACGGATATCTTTATAATCCTAAACAACTTAGATTCTTACTTAAAGATAGTATTAATGAGGTATTGCAGGAGTTACCTCCAACAGTGCACTCACCTATTATTGGTTGGGCGTATGATGGACATCCTATCTACGGTCCTTACGGATATCAGGATCCAGAAAACATCGCACCATTTAATCAATATAAGCGTATTAGAAGTAGTTACCGAGTTAGAACAGCTAGAGACTCTATATTAAGTGGTCTTACAGATCCAATAGGAACTTATCTTGAAGATTATGAATATGTGGAAGGTTTAGGTGATTTAGATCGTTATAATGGAAGATTCTGTGTAACTCCAGAATATCCTAACGGAGTATACGCATACTTTACAACTATTACAGGAACTACAGGTAATCCTGCGTTCCCTTATTTTGTAGGACCTCAGTTTTACGGAGAAGCAGATAAAGTAAACTGGGATGGTAATGGTTTACAAAAAAACTTTACAGAAGATGCAATACGTTACAGATCTCCTTTCTTAGGTGTTGATAATATTACTGCAAAAAGAAAACAGTTAGATAATAAAATTGATTTCTTCCTTGCACTAGAAGATAGCACCACTCTAATCGTTATGGAGACAGGTGAGACACTAACTTATATTGAAGATGGTATTGGATATTATAGTTACTATCCATTTGTAAGAGGTGGACAAGCGGATTCTCTAATTGTATCTTCTACTAATAAATTTTCTTCCGCAAACATTGATCAGTATCTTGTAGAGGGTGGCGGTAAAGATTACAAAGTAAATGATAGATTATTGTTTGATAATACGGGAACTGGTGGTGATGGTATTAGTGCTATTGTATCTCAAGTAGAAGGTGTTACCGCAACTACTTTACAAAACGTATATGCAACTGCATCTGCAGACGGTAACAATATTTACTATGGTAGAGTTGTAACTACCTCACCACATTTACTGCAAGTTGGTGATTCTGTAACTGTTTCTGCAACTGATAATTCATATAGTAGATCGCTAACAACTAAAGTAATAAATGGTAACTACCACTTCTCATACTTTACTCTAACAAGTATGAAGTTAACTGCTGCATGGGCATCGGGAACAGCATACGAAAATGGTGATCTAGTTTATGTTGGAAATAGAATATATGAAGCACAATTTCCTGCAGGAACATCTGGATCAACACCACCCGCACATACAAGCGGTAGTGCAACTGACGGAGTAGTATCATGGAAATATATCAGAACACGTACAGACGGTAATTTATATCAAGATGGTTGGGCTAGTATCACAGGTGGATCCAGTTATGTAGATGGCACATATGAAAAAGTTCCAATCAAAGCAGTGACTGGAGATGGTAGAGACGCAAAAGCAACTATTGTTATATCAGGTGGTTCTGTAACAACTGTAACAATTACAGAATTTGGATATGGTTATGATATAGGTGATCAAATATCCGCAGACAATATAAACCTTGGAAATGCAGTTGGTGCAACTGGATTCTCAATAACACTGACACAAGTAGTAAGAGAAACACAGTGTGTTACAGATTTGGCACACCAACTCAAAGCAGGAGATCTTGTTAATATCTCAGGTGTCTCACCTACGTCTTATAATAAGACAAACTATATTGTTGTTAGAACAGAGACCCTTAATAGATTTACTGTTAAGAGAAACTATGCTACCACAGGTGCTGCAAATGTAACAACAGGTAATAGTGGTAATGCTGCAAATGTATTCATCAAGGAACCAAACTTATCCCTTATAGATGGTCATGCATATCAGTTTGACACAAACCATGCAAGTAATACTGGAAAAGTTTTAAACTTTACACTAGATCCATCTAACACCGATGTATTTACTTACAAAAATATTACTGATGAAGTTAGAAATACAATTACAAATGAACAAGAGTCGATAACAATCTTGATGAGAGATTTGCCAGGCATTTTCTATTATCATGATGTCAACCATGTAATAACTGCACCAAATACTTTTACGGTTACCGTTGCAGCAAAAACAGCGGATCATCCTTTATTTGGTCAAGGATCAGGCAATGGATATTATATTACAGGTGATAAGTATGGAACAATCGTACAATCTCCTGCTATTACAATGTCACGAGGACAAACATACGTATTTGATCAAACCAATGCTAGTAATCAAACTCATGCAATATATTTCTCTGAAAGTGAGGATGCATACGGTGGAGTAAGTAGATATGAGACTGGAGTTGTTTATAAAATTAACGGTGAGTCTGTTTCATGGAGTGAATATAATACAAGGTTTAATGATAGTGATGGTAATGGTAATCCCCCTACAACTCGTGGTATTGAAATAACTATAGCAGCAAATGCTCCAGACACACTACATTATGTTTGTCAGAACCATGCATATCTGGGAAATGCAATCAACATCAAGAGTGATGTGACAAATACGAGAAACTTTGTTGTAATTAATGATCCAATATTAGGAACTCATACTATAACATCCAAATCAGACACTGCATTTATCTATAGACTTGCTCTAGCACCTGAGTCTGGTTATAGTACAGGTGTATCATATTCTACAAACTCAATATATCCTTCTGGTGGGGTAGCATCTATAACCATAGGCGATAACGGTAGAAACTATCAGTCGTTACCTGTGTTAAGTGGATCAACTAGATCTGGATCTGGTGCTACAGCGGTTGCAACTATTTCTGGTGGAATATCAAATGTATCTGTAACAAATCCTGGTCAAGGATATAGTAATACATCGGGTCAATTGCCTAGTGCTATAATCACAATGCCTGATTTTGTTGATATAACTTTAGAAAGTGTCTTAGGTAACTTCATACCAGATGAGATTATTATTGGTAAAGCAGTTCAAGATGATACTACTGCTAGAGGTAAAGTTATATCATGGAACCCAATAACATCAGTATTAAGATTACAACCTCTACAAAATACAAGACCAGGTTCATTGTTACTTGATAACAGAGGTTACATCATGTTCAATGATGGTAAGAAATATAATATCAACCCATCACAAATTGATACTTTAGCAAATGCAGAAACATTTGAGTTTGCTGCTCACAATTCAAAAACAGGTGATCCTGTCAAGTATACTGCTGCTCAAACCAATCCTGTACAACCATTAGTAGTAGGACAAACCTATTATATTATCGACATAGGTGACACAGATCGTGTTAAATTGGCAGAAACACCTCAACTTGCAGAAGTAGGAACAGCAATTACTATAACCAATTCTGGAACTGGCACACAGTCATTCAATATTCGCTCAAGAGTGTATACGGGTGGTAACTCTGTAGCGACCATTAATTCTATATCAGGGACACAAGCAACGGTTGGTGTTGCGATAAGTGGTGCGGGTAAGTTGTCTAGCGTAACCGTCAACAACAGCGGAACAAACTATAGAACTGCACCATCTCTCATACTTGGTGATCCTTTCTTTGGTGCTGTATCTGGATTATCAATAAACGAACAGTCTGGATCATTGACTGCAGGAACATATACTATTACTGCAGCTTCTACCAATATTGCAACAAACCCAACTGGACTTCAAATTACGATTACAATCGGTGCAGGAGGAAGTGTTGCAAATAAGAGTGATGGAACTCCTGATATTACCATCGTTGATGGTGGAAGTGCATATGTTGTACAAGGTGGTGGCAGAACGGTCACCTTTAATGGTAGTGACATGGGCGGGACTAATGGATCTCCTGGCAGTGGAGGAGATGACCTTACGTTGAACATAACATCTCTTTCATTTGCAGATCCTGCATCTGCTGAGACATTATTAGATGCATCAATAGATTCTGTAACTGTAACTAACTCTGGATCTGGTTATCTATCAGCACCAAATATTGTTGCACAAGGTGGTAATGGTATTAATGCGGATCTAAACGCTATCATTGTTAATCAAGGTGTTACACAAATAAATGTTGCAAATGCAGGACAACAATATCAAAGTCCTCCATTAATTAACATAGAGCAAAAACTTGGAAGTGGTGCTTCTATCCTTCTTAAGTCATCTAACTTGGGAGAGATAGTAAAAATTGGTGGTGAAAATATTACATACAATTATAGTCACGATAGAACATTAAAACCAAAATTAAATACAACATACAATTTACAATTAATTAGAACCCAAACTATTGATTATTTTGATGTAATTGATGGTGGTCAAAATTTTGTATCTACACCTGAGATTGTTCTTGTGGGTGGACAAGGATCCTTATTTGTATTAGATCCTATAGTATTAAATGAAGTTATACAATCTGTTGAAGTTATCAAGTCTGGTAGAGGATTCACATCAGCACCTACAGTTCAAGCAAGAGTAACTCATACATTCACTCCATTAAACTCTAGCAGCACATTAAACTTCCCATACAATGCAAAAATTCCAACAGGCACAGCATTGACTTTGGTAGAGCAGTTAGGAACTCTTCCTGCACCTCTAGATACAACCACCACATACTATGCTATTGCTGCAACAACAGCAAATGGGTTGGCAACTAATCAAATTAAACTTGCTACATCTCTTGCTAATGCTAACACTGAGACTGCAATATCATTTACAAGTTTAGCAATTGGAGATCCTACTACAGGGCAAGCATACTTTGCAATACAAACCACAGATTTGGGTGAGAATATTGTTGCATATATGAGACCAGCTCAATTCTCTGTTGGTGAGAGAATATATCAAGGTGCATCTACAAGTTCTTATACTGCATACGGAGTTATTAAGAATTGGGATCCTTCTGGTCGTGTTGTAAGTGTGGAAATAATTGAAGGTGAGTTTTTAGTTGGGGAACCTGTATTTGGTGAAGAGACTGCAGCGTTTGGTCAGATACATGCATTTGATAGAGCAGATGCAGAATTTGTGGTATCTCCAATTAGTACATCTGCAGCGAATTGGGAAAGGACAACTGGATTCTTAGATGTTAACGCACAGCGTGTATATGATAGTAATAGATTCCAAGAATTTTCATATGATATATCATCTCCAATAAACATAACAGATTGGAAAAATCCACTTAAATTTGCAGCACACCCTGCAGGATTTAAAGTTGTTGGAACTCAAGTATTGAGTCAATCTGTTACAAAAGTGTTTAGACCCAGATCTAGTTCTAATCTTAACCCAAGTAGTCAGTTTGACTGGTGGACATCTAATACAAACAGTCTTGGAACTACATTTAACGGAACAACCTTCATAACTCCAAAACCATCTGCTAAAAACACTGGTAAGTTATCAACTATCCAAAATTTTGCATTGTCTAAACCAGATTATAGTGCATTGGTTCCTACAGAAGTTTCTATCTATGGAAGACAGTTATTAGACGTTCAAAAAATATTGTCATGTATTGTATACAAACTAGATGATGTCAGTGATAGAACATTGACATTTGATGGATCTAGTTCTGCTGTAGTAGACGGAGCAACAGATAGAATTACTATTCCTAATCATGGTCTAGTTGCAAATCAATTAGTAACATATTTTTCTGGTGGAGATAGATTCCTAGATGCTGTAGATTTGATTATTAACAATCTTAACTACATTGTAGAAGAGACTATTGGATTCTTAAATACACAATATCCAACATTGTCTTATGATCAAACTAAATGTGCTAGAGATACTAGACTTGTAATCATAGCATGGACTAATGACCTTAAGTATGGTGGTAATTATTTCACTGTAACTGCTGCAGAAACTTACACTACTGGAACAGGAATACAACATGTAGGTGGTGAAGAAGCAGAAACAATTTATGCATACAACAAAGCAAGAGATCTATGCTTATTAGCGGTTACTAACGACCTTCCAGTTGGAACATATACAAATAGAGTTCCACAAACAGACGTAAGTATTACAAACGATCCTGGAGGGTGTGCAGACGTTAAAAGTGCCATTACAACATTAGCAGGAATTGTTACAAATGTAATCACCACTCCAACTGATCCGTTACCAACTGTAGATACTGGTAACTATCCTAATAATAGATTTAGTATACCAATAGGAGGACTTGCTAATGGTAATCCATACTATATCAGATACGTTGATAATAATACAATTGAACTAGCACTAACTAAAGGTGGTAGTGCAATAGATTTAACATCACAAGGATCTGGAGTTGGGCATTCTATAAGATGTTTTGCTGATGGTTTTAATGACTCATTTAAGTTGCAAGTTGATGGGGTTGATTTATCTACTAAGATTGGTAAAACTCCTGCAAATACACAATTATTAATCACAATAAATGGTTTAGTTGCTAATCCTGCAACTTACACATTTGCTAATGATACTTTAACATTTGTCACACCACCATTAGCTGATAGTAAAATTATTGCAATGTATTATGATCGTTCTAGTTACAGTGGTTCATTTGTACTAGATCAAGTTGGTGATGAAGTTAAAACTCTTGGTGCATACATACCTGGCTCAGGATACAGTGATGGAACATATAATGCAGTTCCACTTAAAAACAATCTCGGTAGTGGAGTTGGTGCTACTGCTGATATTACAGTTACAAATGGTAGTGTATCAAATGTTACACTTGTAAATTCTGGCAATGGATACAATGATACAGATGTACTAGGTTTAACTCCCAGTGCTATTGGTGAACAATTAGTTAAACCATTCCTTCCTACAAATGGAACATATGCTCCCGCATCTGGTGATATGGAATTGACTATAGGTTCTGGTCATGGTCTAACTGCACCTACAACACATACTCCTACAGGTGCAACTTACGATCCTGTTACAGGTTTTATGGTTGTAACTATCAATAACCATGGATTGAAAAATAGAGATCAAGTTAAATTTGCTGATGGTGCAATTACATTCAGTTGTGGTTATAACGGTGGTGGTAATGAATCATATCCTCGCTCTACAGATTGGATTAGTGGCAGATGGATAAAAGTATATGAATGTACTACAAATACATTCACAGTCCAAGTCTTAAATGCTTGGCCTTCCACTAATACTGATGAACACACATATGTGACAGCAGCACCAAATAGTGTTTCGTTTGCAACATCTACAGTCAGAATTGCTAATGAGTCATTAAAGTTTAGTTGTAACTTTGGTGGTGCTACTGGTTCTGATGCTATTAAGTCATATCCACGTAAAACTGATCCAATTGGTTCATTGGGCAGACAAAGAGATATACCAGTTGAGGCAGTATCTACTAACACTATTACTGTTAATGCGTTGAATGGAACAACTCCCACAAACACTGATGCACATACATGGGAAGGACTTTCAACTTATCAATTTACACCAGAAGATGCTCAATACAGACATTGGGATGGTCAATTAATATTAAAATTGACTGATCACGACTTATACAAAGGAGATAGAATTAAACTTGCAACTAATTCTATAAAAATGACATGTTTAGAGGATGACTTTGCTACACAGCATTCTTACCCAAGACCAAACGATCCTGCAGCAGATGCATGGTTAACAGTGGATCAGGTGAGTCCTGATTATATTTCAGTTTTCGTGGGTGAGACTGAAGGACGCTATAAAACTTATACACCTGTTGTAGGAGATACTTTTTACAAACCATACTACTATGATCAAAATGGTAACTTTGACTTCAGCACTCCTGCAGGATTTTTAACTCTTGATATAGGTCCTCATGACTTACAAGTCAATGACTGGATTAAAATTAAACCAAATAGTTTAGTATTTACTTGTGATTATGATGGTGATAATTTCCAAACTGAAAAAAGATATCCTCGCACTGTAGGCGAAACTCGAGCTGCAGAACGTCCTTACTATGGCAATGGTATTAATTCATTCTATGGTGGAACTTATGCACAGCAGAATCCTTTAAATTTCCAAGGTCATGATGATGGTGATGGATCATATTCAAAATATGGAACTGCAGGAACATGGCTTGTAGTTATGCAAGTCACTGCAAATACCATTGGAGTTTATGTTGGTGATGCAGGAGCTGCAAGAAACAATTCTCATGTATTTGTAAGAGCTGATGCTGATTGTATTACAGCGAGTGCTCATAGATTCGTCAGTGCCGATAATAATTGTATTGAAAGAGCAGTCGTGGCATATGGTAATCGTAAATCTAACAGATATTCAGATGCAGCGGGTTTACTTAGAGTAAATGCTCAAAGAATTGCTGTAAATGCATACACCATGATGGTATTTGATCAGCAAAGACAAGGCATTAGTTTTAATTTTGAACAGTATATGACCAAATGCGTTCGTGATACAAAATTACTAATAGACGCAGTTGCAGATAATGTAGAATTTGGTGGAAACGACGCGGTATATGAAGCTGCTGAACTTTACGTTAATACAATTCATCTACAAGGTGAAGAGGGACAGTCTGTACAAGTATTCAATAATGCTATGGAGATGTGCATTAATGCAATGCGTAACACTCCAAGTGAAAATAATAGTGGATTCAAATGGGTTTCATCTAGATGGTTTGCTAATGACTATACAGCGATATATGCTAATAATTGGCATTATCTATATTCTAAACCTGTTACAAGAGGAGTTAAGGTTAATGGAACTCTACCACCTTTACCTGGCGAAACTGACGTAACACTTGTTTACAGAGGTGCAGAAGGTGGAGGATGGATTAATAACAGTAATTATTACGGTTCATCTAATAATGGACAAGTTAAAGATCATACTATTAGTGTTGATGAAGATGTTAACCAATTCTATCCTCAAGGTGCAATTACAGCGGTAACCCTCAATGTTCCTGCTGCTGATCAAGGAAATTATCAATATACGCCAGGTGGTTGGGGTACTGGTAGTTCATTGGCAGCATTTGTTAGAACAGCTGATGGTAGCATAAGAGAAGCCGAGGGTGCATCTGGATCAGTTCAATATAGTGGTAGTGCTCCAAATATAACACTTACTGGTGCTACTGTATCTAATGGTGGAACTGGTTTTAGAGTTGGTGACGTAATTGAACTTAGAGATGTTTCCAGTAAAGCTTGGAAAGGCACTTCAGCAACTACTACTGGGGGAGGTGCTGACGGACCTATAAACCAAATGACTGAGCAAGATCATATGATAACTCTAACAGTTACTGCTGTACAAGGTGTTGCTGCATCAGACAATGTATTTAATGGTGGAGGAGCTTTCCAAGTTCATGAGAGTAGTGATTATCTTGAAAATGACTGGTCTAATTTCTCTATTAATGGTGATTACGATGCAGATAAACGTACTTGGTGTTATTCTGATAACTCTTGTCAGGATGTAGAATCTAGTATAAGAACTTTATGGGGTATTGTCACACAGGCAGTAGGAACTGGTGCTCATACATTTGTTAATTCAAATACAACTGGTAACATTACTGTTACTGGTGGTGGTAGCGGACCTTTCACTGCTGTTGCTCCAACAACCTATGACAATACAACAGGTCTTATGGAAATGGAGATTGGATCTCACTCACTTACAACAAGTGACACAGTAACAATCACTGCTAACTCATTAGTCTTTACATGTGCTAACGATGGAAACAGATCTCAGAAAACTTACCCAAGAGCAAGCGATCCTGCATATAATACAGCAATTGCTATTACTGCGGTTACAGGAACAACGATTACAGTAAATGTTGGAACTAATACTGGTAATCTAACAGGTATTACCAAAACTTCGGGAGTATCAAACGAATTCCAAGTTGAGGTTGATAGTGTAACATTTGATGGAGTTGATACATCATTTACAACATTGAGTGGTGGATCTACACAAATTTTACCAGCTAGTGATAACTTCTTAATATTCTTGAATAGTACACTGCAAATTAAAGGAACATCAAATGCATACACATATGCAGGAAGCACAATCAACTTTACTGAAGCACCTCTAGCGGGAATGGATTTCTATGGTTTCTACTTTGGTAAGTTAACTCAATTAGATAGAATTGATCCATTCTTTGATAATAATAAAAAGACCTTTACTATGAAGCAAAACACTGAACCATTCTCGTTAGAAAGTGATAACACTGCAGTAAGAGCAGAGAACAACTTACTTATATTCTTAAATGGTGTATATCAAGAACCTGGCGTTGCATATTCATTGACTGGTTCAATTATAGAGTTTAGTGAAGCACCTAGAGCAGGATCTGACTGCACTCTGTTCATATACACAGGTAGTCCAGAAGATGTATTGATAAGTAATACGTTTAACTCTATTGATCCTGGCGACAGAGCACAAATTTCTAGTGAGGGATCTGATCGTCTTGTCGCAACTGTCTCAAGTTCGACTACTATTGATAGTTACGAATATACAGGTTTAAGACCAAATGTTGCTGAGTTTACTGCTACTGTGACAGGTGGACAAGTGACACAAGTTACAATTAATGATGCAGGGTCAAATTATGAAGTTCCTCCTATTCTTATATTCCAAGGTGGTGGTGGAGAAGGTGCTACTGCTGAAACTACAATTGAGGTTGGAAGTGGTAGAGTCTTATCAGTCATAAATTTAAAAGGTGGTTCTGGATATACAAGTGCACCTACAGTCCTTGCTGTCCATCCTATATCAATAGAAAGAAGACAAAGAGATAGAGTATTATCTAACTCAAACTTACTTGGAACCACATATCTAACACAAACTCTATCAGCATCTGGAAATACAATTAATTTAAGAAACGTATACTTTAACACTAATCAGAAAAATGGATTCCCAGATGAGGGTGAAATATTAATACCATTCTGGGATGACTCACAAACAGATCCTGTTACAAATGCAGCATTACCAGCTGTATGGAATGTAGAGAGAATATTATATGGTGCAAAAGATGTAAACGCTAATACTTTGACAGTGGCAACTAACGGTAGGGGGTATTCTGGAACAGGAACTTCTCTTGGAGTTGGATATGAACATTCTGTCTTAACAGGAACATACTCAATGAGTCAAGATTCCTTAACTGTTACAGTAACACTTTCTGCTAATCACAATTTACAAGACGGAGGTGTGGATTCATCAGGTCGTGTATATGATAATAGAGTATTCTTAGATTTCACTTCTGGAACAAATGTAAATCAAAGCGACTTTAACGGGGTTGATTATCCAAATACTCAAGGGTATATGACATATATTCCACCAGACGGATTATATGATTGCACCGTGATTTCAGCAACATCTTTCACAATTGAAATTCCAGATGCATTGCGTAGAAATAATCCTGCTTCCGCGAACACTTATTTTGACGTAGGATATCCCGCGACAATTACTGGAAACGTGAGTCTCCTCCCAGAAGTTCGTCTGAGATCGTTATAAATAACCAATAAAGCTTATATTATTGCAATGGCATTAGTTACAGACAATTTTAGAATATACGCTGCAGAAAGCTTTAGAGATACCTTGCAGTCCACCAATAAGGTGTACATGTTTGTGGGTAGAGCAAAAACTTGGGGTAGTACAGATGTTCCACCCACAGGAGAACCTATTGATAGCTTCGAGTATGCGAGAACTTCTTACGGTGACTCCGTTGCATTTAAGCGTGTTGATATATCCGATACCGCATTGGTCGTTCCAAGAGTTGATTGGGTAGATCCTACTAAAACCACTGGTGGAGTAGGACGTACATATTCAATGTATAAACCAGATTATGCACCAACAAAGACTACTGCAAACGGTTCTTCTAGACTGTATGATAGTAATTTCTATGTTATGAACTCAGACTTTAACGTCTACAAGTGTCTTTATAATGGTCAGACTCCTGAGTTTCCAAGAGGACGCCCCTCATTGGTAGAACCAACAGGAACATCGACAACTATTATTG